CGATTGGCTGTAGCTGCCTTCACCTTTAAAACTTCAGATTCCTCTACAACTAAAGGTCGTGTCAATAATTCAACCGTTGTATTGGTACCCACCGCCTTAACTTTGAATAAAGAAAATATTGCGGCTGCGGAATTTGTCAGGGTAACCGTAATAGTATCCGCATTACCACTGTCTTCTGAAACCAGTATCGAAGTAACTATAGCCGCCGTAGCTGTTGGACAAGTATATAGCGTAGTCACAGTATCTGTGGTTAGATCAACCTTTGCATTTTTATATGCTCGTGCCATTAGGTCAAAAACCAAGACGTACCAAAAACATCGTCTTCTCCGCTTATTTCAGCAGGAAGCATAACATTATCTAAAGACATTTGTAGATCAGTTAAAATTCGCTGTATTACTTCACGATCATATACATCGGGGGCAAGAGGAAGAGCGTTTTGTAATATTTTCGCCATTATCTTCGTCCATCTTCGCGAATATCTATACGAGTATCACCTAATGTCCAATCCACATTAGACGTGTCGCTTTGTATTCTTAATACTCCTTGCCTGCCCCGCGCCCTTAGAAAAGCCTGTTTAGTTGAAGCAGTAATAGAGTTTGTAGAATCAGTAGTTAAAGAATCATTTGGGAAATTTCTGGTTTTGAAAATATAATCAACGGCAGGTGTTCCTTCCCCCCCTAGAGCTATATCGGGAAGTATACGATTAACAAACATGAAGTTGTCCCCGTCTCCTATATCAAAATCAGAAGATTCTATAAATGAGGTCATAGCTGATTCATCGTCATTGCAGCCTGTTTCATGGACAAAAATCGTATTACTTGAGGCACCCCGAGGTTTAATATGTATGTCGGCATCGTTCCAAGCTGTTCTGGATAACGTGCCTATATCCCAAGCATTTTCTGCATAATTAAACTTAACATATCGATCAATGTCTGCAGCGTCTTCCGATACGTAGAACCAAAATATTTCACTGAAGAGCCTATTAGACGCAGCAAAAAACTTAAATCGCTGTTCTAGGTTGATGTCCTCAAATACATGCCGCAAAACAGTGCACGGCAAAACATCGATTCGACCTGAAAAAACATAAAAGTTTTCATTATCCATCCAGAATACTGCATCCTTTGCATTAACACCAGCATTTGGACTAATAATAGAAACATTTGAAGCAAGTAATTGAAAACCAAATGTGAATGGAGGGCCTACAAATTTCATTGAATGTATAGCCATATCTGTCCAAACTAGAAACTCTTGACGCGTTCGTTTAGCTGTAATAATTTCAGAACCACTAGAAATACGCTGGCTTCCAGCGGTGTTAGTAGCTGTGGGGGTCCAATCAAAAGCATTTTCTTGGTCTGACCAACGAACAAGTAATGGATCTAATGTAGTTTCTCCCAAGGCATTAACACCAAAGGCTACAACATGCCGATCTGTAGGAGATAGCGATATTTCGCGCACAAGGGTGGGGGCATCAGATGCGCCTGCTTGGGCTGAAAGAGCAGTAGCCCGTGTAGCAACACCCAAGCCTCTATCCCAATAATAAGGAACACCGTTGCGTGGGCCAAAAATAAGGTCTTCTCCAAAATTATCCTGCCACCAAAGCCTTAGATTTTGGTCTGAAAGAGCAGTTGATGTTGAGGCTGCTCCAAAACTAACAAAATCATTAGCTTCTTTTACCACAGTGCCGTCATCATGTGACGCAGCAACAGTTCCAAAGGCACCACGACCCACACCAGTATCTATAGTATTGCTGCTTTTTCCTGTGTAACGGATTAATTCATCGTCAATTAACATTAATCCGACAAAGGTAACTGTTGCTCCATTACTATGAACTGCGGTGGTTGTGCCGTCTGCGCCACGCACAAGCTCACTTAAATTATTGCCTGATTGTAGATCATAGGCAATAATTTCACTGTCAATTAGAACATGGCCCCTATCAGGGAAACCACTTGTGCTAGTTAACGGTAGCGTTGTGCTCAATAAGGTTAATGCTGATGTTGTGGTTGTAGAAGCTGTTTCAAAATCGGCAGCACTTGTTAATGTAAAAGATGAATCCCCGGCGCTAATACCGCCAGCATCATTAAGAGTTGTTTGAGAAAATGAAGTAATTAAGCCGCCAAATAATCCTGCACCAAAACCATTTCCTGCTACAAAGGATTCAGTGCCAACGTTAAGTTGATAAATAGCAGTTACACTAGCCCCCCCGCCTGAAGTATCACCAGATGAGGCTGTTCCAGCAGTTGTAACTGTATAAGAATTAGCATCTACAATTGAAGTTATTTCAAATTCAGTGTTTATTTGGGCTGCGGTTACACCATCAACTGACGAAGAACCTAGAAAATTTACAAAATCACCCACATTAGCGCCATGACTTGCATCTGTAACAGTTAATATCGCATCCGCTCCCGCATCTCCTGTTGTAAATGGATTATTGCTTAATGGGTCTGCTGTTCTTCGTATTGGTGTTATATCATTAAATGTAGCACCTTCTTCTATGTAAAATTTACTAGATGTTCCAAGACCCATTAATTTTGAGTTGTCCAATGTGGACCATGTCCACATTGATCTAGCAACACCTTCAAATGTACTTTGACCTAATTTAACCCAACCGCCTAGTTTTTCAGGACGACTTTTCCTAAATCTAATTAAATCAGAATTAAACCAGCCGCCTTCATTAGCATACGCCGTGCTCTCACGATTTAACCCAGGCTTAAATTGTAATTTGGAAATAGGCATGGTGCTTCCAGTATCCTAATATTGGCCCGTCAATATCCAATCTATAATTTATTTCTTCTTATTAACTTGACACATATGCTTTGCCAGCAGTCACCGCATCTGTGTATGCCGTCTTGCTCACACTGGACGCAGTATACCAATCTTTTGCAGCCTGAATCTCAAGGTGATCCGTATTCCGAGTGACCATAAGTTTTACCTCATCGGCACTTCCATGCATATCCAAGGCATCGGTATCATCGGCTACCGTGGCGTTGATCAGAGTGACGCTATCGTCCATTGCAGAAAAGTGTTGAGCAATCTCAGATTCAGTTGGTGTATCAGTCATACTAGTTTCTCCTTTGTGTTACGACTCAAGGGCCGCTATGCGGGCTTCAAGAGCATCGTTCTTGTCGCTTAGTTCTTGTAGTGCCTTCACCAAAATGGGCACAAACTTGCTGTACTGTATGCCGTACTGTTTGCCATCTGATGTAAGGCTTGTCGTTAGGTTAGTCTTGTCGGCAATCTTGTATCCTGCCGCAAGTTCCAGCGCCTCAACAGCTTGTGCCTTAAAGCCAACATCTAGCCAGTCTTCTTTGTGGGTCCCGTCGTGCGTGACGTTATTTAAATCTACGTCGGGGTCAGTCTTATCAATGTACTTAGACCGCTTGTCCCACTTGTATGTGACAGGCTCTAGCGCATTAACAAACGACAAGCCCACATCTAGCGCAGTAAAGTCCGTCTTATCTCGTTGGTCAGATGCTATTGTCCAATCAACTTGGATATTGGCCGCAGAAATATTCTCATCACCCAACACCATGATATTATCGGCTGTCGTTATATTGCCCCCCGGAGAACCTGTAAATCCAGCGTCCTTGCCGAAACACGCATTATTATCGCCCGTGGTGAGGCTGTATAACGCATTATCGCCAAGGGCGGTATTCTTAGCGCCTTCGGTGCAGTTTATCAGAGCTTGACTGCCAAGGGCGTTGTTATTAGTGCCTATGGTATTTGCATCCAGCGCATCAAAGCCAATGGCGCAGTTGAAGTTGCCCGTGGTATTTGCGCTTAGAGCAGCATAGCCGAAAGCGGTATTGTAGGAAGCCGTAGTGTTTTGCCCCAAAGCACTGTCGCCCATGGCAACATTAGACCCGCCTGTCGTATTTTGTTGAAGAGTATTACGGCCAACGGCAGAATTATAAGTGCCCGTGGTATTTAAAAGCATCGCCTGATAGCCAACGGCGGTATTCGGAGAGCCTGTGGTATTTGCGCCCAGAGCATTCGCGCCAATGCCGATATTATAAGAAGCCGTGGTATTTGCGTCTAGAGCATTCCTGCCAGCAGCGACATTGTAAGTACCTGTGGTATTTGCAAGCAGCGCACCATAGCCAAGAGCGGAGTTATAAGCGCCTGTAGTATTTAGATACAGTGCAGCATGACCAAAAGCGGAATTGTTGGTGCCCGTAGTATTTGTCTCCAGTGCGCGTGAACCAGCAGCGACATTGTAGGAAGCCGTGGTATTTGCCCCCAGAGCATGGCCACCCACAGCGGTGTTGTAAGTGCCTGTAGTATTTGCGTCCAGCGAGTACATGCCAACGGCGGTATTCGGAGAGCCTGTGGTATTTGCATACAGCGCATTTATGCCGATAGCGGTATTGTTAGCGCCTGTGGTATTTAAATACAGCGAATGTCTGCCAACAGCAGTGTTCTCAGAGCCTGTGGTATTTGCACCCAGCCCACCATTGCCAACAGCGGTGTTGTTGTCGGCTGTGGTATTTGCATCCAGACAGACATTCCCAATGGCGGTGTTTGGAATCGCCGGTGGTATTTGAGAACATTGAATAATAGCCAAGAGCGGTGTTGCCAGCGCCTGTGGTGTTTGATCCCATGCTATCAGTGCCAACGGCGGTGACACTGCCGGCTGTGGTATTCGCATCCAGCGCCTGATAGCCAACAGCGGTGTTGTTAGTGCCTTCGGTATTTGCGCCCAGAGCAGTATCGCCAACAGCGGTATTGTAGGAAGCCGTCGTGTTCTGTTGCAGCGCATTACGGCCAACGGCAGAATTGTTGGTGCCTGTCGTAGTTAAAAGCATCGTCTGAAAGCCAACCGCAACATTGGCATCGCCCGTAGTGATCGCCGTACCCGCTTCATCGCCAA